TAAATTTTCTGGTGCTGTATTAGGAAATTTTAAACCATTAATAGCTGTTCCTGTAACACCACTTTGTCTTCTAAATATTTTACCCGGAAATATATCCATGTTTTGACCCGGAACTAATGATGCTTCATCAACATCAAAAACTAAATTACCTGCTAATGCTAAATTATCAATAGCCATTCTAACATGACCATTCATAAGTAATTGTGCATCTTCCATATTTTCTGGTATTCCAATACCAAATAATTGATAAGGGTTTATTTCATACGGAAAAGCTTGATAAGGTAAACGTGCCGGTGTAAATGGATTTAATACAGTTCGTAAAACTTTTCCATTACATATCCAAGCATTTACTTGTATTTGTTCTAAAGCATTTGTTTTTTCTGGTAAGTCTAAACCAATTAATGACGCAGTATATAAATCTATTGTTCCCCAATATTCTAATACTTCGTATCTATCAGAAGTTGTACCTTCACCATAATTTTGTTTATCATATGTTTGAATAATATCTTCATAGTACTCGGTAGTGTAATTACCACCCATTTCTAAACATGCTATAATTGCCTCAGAATCAAAATGAGGCATATTCATTAAATCACGCATTTGAGAGCGTGTAAATTTATGTCTTTCAATTACATAATCACAATCATCTAAAGATGTAGCTGCAGGGTCTGGAAAAAAATCCCAACATGAAACTCCTTCTATTTTTGGTACAAGTTTATCATAAGGTGCATAAGTTCTTTCACCTTCTTCGTTAGACCATTTATGAATTGTTTTATTATACCCTAATGGGCCTTTTATAATTCCTGTTCCTAGTAAAACAGATTCAAATATAGAATGACGTAATACGTTAACCCCATTATTTTGTAATAATTGGTCATGCATTAATTTTTCCATGCGTCTTGCTGTTTCTTTAGCAGGACTTATTTGAGGGCCACCATGTCTACTTTTTCCTTCTAGTAGTGTCATCCCTTCATATTCAGATGCTAAACCACCTAATTTATTTTTAGGTGTAGCTTCTGTCATTCCGGGTAGTAACTCACTATCATCACCTTCAAATCCGTAAGGTGATTTAATTTGTTCTTCTCCCGGTGCAGGAGTATGCATTAAATTTGCAATACCTTCTGGTACAGGGGTTGATTCTACTGTTATAGGAAAATTTTTATTAGCAAATAAAACATCAACAATTTGACCATAAGCGGCTAAAGTTTTTGTTTTTGTTATTTTAATAAAGACTCTACTTTTTTCGCTGTCTCTAAACTGAGTTGTACTATCATACACACCACGATAATTTTTGTAAGCTCTAAGCCATCGTGATTCATGTGTTTGTCTAGATGTTTTTGAATCATTATATTTTGATTCAATATATCCTACTAATGAAGGTACTTCATCAGACGCTACAGTAGACGTAGCATCAGTTTTTTGATTTACGTCTTCTTGTGCCATTATATATCTTTGTTTTTGTTTTTAGTATGCTTTTTGTTTGTCTGCGTTTAGAATTGAACTATCTAATGGTGCAGATTTAGCTGTTGGTATTGCTTGAATAATTGGATTTGCATCACCTTCTTTTATTTCTTCTTTAAAATCTGGTTTCATTCTAGTTAATGGAGCATCAGCTCTATCAGCTTTAATTTTATCAGAACTCATTATATAGCTTGAATCGTAGTTATAGTTATTATCTGGCATATTGCCTCCTTATAGTATTAATTTTTTTGAGTACTACTCTAATACCCAAAAACTGTGTCACTAGGTGTATAAGCAACTCTATCTTTTATTCTATTTAACGTAGTATTTAAAGTAGGTTGATTAGATTGTCTAGTCATAATCATATATCGTAATGCATCATATGCATGGTCGTCTGCTTTTGTATCTACATCTTCTGGATTTATCTTTGATGTAGGAATACTTGACATTGTTCTAATTAAATTTGTACAAGTACTAAATATTTTTAATTTTGGTTCTGCTGTCATTGGGTTTATTGCTAATCTTCTATGAACTTCTACTTTACCAGAAATTCTATCTCTATCAGCAGGTAACCAACGAACACCATTTCTTATCATTGTTTCAGCTATACTAGGGCCTAAACCCACTCTGTTCCAACAACTTGTATCTAAAATACATAAAGACATACTAGGGTCATTTCTTTCCATTTCTAGTATCATACCGGCTAAAGCTTCACCTGTATATCCTGCTGAGTACAACTCACGATAGATATAAATATTTCCATCGAAGTCTACTGTACCCCATAATACACAAGAGGGAGAAGCATAACCATAATCAGCCGCTCTAAATCGTTGCCATCCTACAGGAACTTCAAAAGGTTCTATAACATGCAAATGTTTAGAAAACTCTGGAAAAGCAGCTCCTTCTGCAACTTCCCAATCTCCATCTAGCAACCTTTTTCTTTCTACATCTGGTAGTGAACGAAGCATAGCTTCATACTGACCATCTAGCATCAAGTAAGGGTTATCCGTTAATCTAGCAGGAATAAACTTTCGTTGAAAAAGAGGTTGTCCTGCTTTATCATGTTTTTCCGGCCATCTAAAAACCTCGCCAGAGTCTATATCACCCGCTGCAAACGCTTCATAGGGCGGTGAGGGGTCTATATACATTTTTTTAACCCACCATCCACCTAAACCTCCCGGATTAGCTGTACACCTCATATAAGGTGCTATTTCTGGGTTTGTTGTTCTTAATCGAGAACGTAAGTACTCCCAAACATAAGGAGTAGGATAATGTGTTATTTCGTCTATACCAATCCAATTAAATGCTTGACCTTGGTACCTTGTTACATCTTTATCTCTATCTAGATAAGAAAACCATGCAGTTGCTCCACTCGGGAATACCCACATTGATTTAGCTTCTTTAAATACTGCTCCCGGAAACGCTTTCGGGTATAACTGTTTGCTTTTATCAATTAATTCTGTTAGTTCGTCTAGTGTTCTTCTAATTAATAAGGCACGATGGTCAGTTAAATGAGCATATCTAAGCAAATCAGCTAATAATGCGTAAGATTTACCTCCACCGGCGGCTCCACCATATAATACATCTCTTTCTGGAGATGCTAAAAAGTCTGTTTGTGGCCCTTCATTGGGTTTAAACACAACATTTTCTTGTTCTATTTGTTCTTTTACTGCTTTAGGTGCTACTTTTAGGTCATCTTCTGTTAAAACAGCAGGATTCTTACCCGTTAAAGTTCCTTCTATCTTTTTTAAGCCAGATTCTATGTATCTAACCTTATCTTTTTGTGCTTTTACTTGCTTTACTTTAGTTGCAACTGTTCTTTTAGCTTGATTAAGCTTTTTTTGAGCTGATTTCCTAGCTTTTGTAGCAACACTGTAATTGTATTGGCGTTTAGGCTTCGGAGGAGGTATTTCATGCATCTAAAATTTTAGGTTTTCTAATGTTAACATTGTCAGCATAAACTTTTCCAGAGTACATGTATTTTTTATTACCTTTTTTAGTTAGTACACCTACATTCATATCTTTAGGAACACCTTTCATTTGGGAACCTTCAACATCTTCTTGTATTTGGCTTTTTTCTTCTTTCTTTTTTATACTAACTGTCACTCTTTTCTCCTAATACTTTTTTCCTAAGACCTTGCGGGGATATCTTTCTGCCTGTTGTGGTAGTGAGCCAACTAGCAACTTCCCTATAAGAGCAAGACTGAAGATATACTTTTGCTTTTGTATAAGCCTCAAGCTCTTTCTCGATAGGTAATAACGTATTGGTGTCGTCATCTAATTTATATCCATAGGGTATTGTTGATGATTTTCTAGTTTCTTGGGTAGTTGTGCTTGTGTCCATGCTAGGTAAACTATAAATTTATTGTGTAAGTCTATTGGTTTTAATAAGTTAGGGTCTTTCTTGTATTTATCCTGTACCCAGTTTCTAAAGTCATTACTTCTTGTTGTTAGGGGTCTTTTCATTAGTACTTAGATTTTCTTACGCCTCCACCTTTAGCGTATCGAAATGGTGGGCTTGTTTTATTAACACTAGCAGCAGTTGTTCCTACAGCAATTCCTTTTCCAAAATCTTTTAAAATTTGCTTACCGGGTTTAAGTTTTACTTTTTCAGCTTTTTTTATAGGTTTTAAAATATACTTTTCTGCATCTTTTTTACTTAACTTTGACCAAATACTTTTATCTTTTGTTTTCATTAAGTTTTTAGCTGCATCATAAGCTTTTTTACCATGTTTAGCTATTATACTAGTACGAGACGCTCCTGCTAGTATTAATCTTAGTATTAATCCCATATCTAATATCCTGCTGTCATCTTCGCTTTTCGTACTCCGCCGCCTTTTGCGTAGGATTTTATAGAGCCACCTTTATTAAAAGACATACTAAAACCTAAACTTGTTTTTTTCTTTTTTGGGTCATATTGAAATTCTATTTTTTTATTTTTCCCAATATTAATTGAACCACCTAATTCTTGTTTTACTATTGAACTAACAGTAGTTGCTAAAACAGGATGTTTTTTTACAACACTTTTTGCTTTTTTAATTACTGTTGTGTCTTCAGCTTTATCTTTAATTAAATTTTTTAAGGAGTTTAATGCCTGTTCTTTTTGGTTGTTTTCAGCCATTATATCTATTCGCTGTTATTAGCAGTTCTTACACCGCCGCCTTTTGCGTAGGTTTTTACGGAACCACCTTTAGAGTAGCCCTGTTTTCCTTTTTTTCCTAGAGTTGTTGTTTTAATCATGTCTTTACCAGATTTACTTCTAGCTTTATTCATTTTAACACCACCTGCTACATCTGCCATGTTAGGCTTATTAGCAAACTTTTTTATTTCTTCTACTTTATCATTGTCCGTTACTTTTTTAGTGTCTTTCTTTTTATCTAATCTATTGATAATAGTAGTTACAGCTTCAGCAGTAAGTTGAATACCTAATTGCCCTGCTAATGTTGCTATATCCATTTTAATGTATTCTCCCTTTATTAATTTATAATTTTTTCTTGTTCTTTATTAGGTAGTAAAACCACACCATGAATTGCTGTCACGTTGTGGTCTACTGTTTCTCTTGAACCTATTCCTATTCTATTAAGAAGGCTTTCCGCCGCCTTTAATCGTAGTTCACCCTTGGGGGTTGTTCCGTCTTCGTCTAAAGCAGTAACTAAGTTGTTAGCGGCTTTCATTCCGTATGTCGCTAAATAGTTCTGTGTTCGTTCTACTATCTCATTAGAAACTGAATTAACTAACCAAGAGCGTGATGTTCGTTCATACCCTGCTGTCTTCATAGCTTTAGGTACACTTCCCCCATTATCTATTAGGGCATCAACGAAAGCTTCTTGTCTTTCTGTTAGTTCTTTTTTTTGCTTGGGTTTTTGAGG